TGAAGTTACTTGATGGCCAAGCACAAGTTGAACAGTGCAAACCAAGCAAGCCAGATCAAAGAGAAGCTATTAAAGCATATCTTGCTGAACATGTAGGTTAAGAAAGATTCCTGAGCGTAAGCTTAGGAATTTTTTGTGGAGAATATCATCAAATTACATATAAAATCTTGAGGGTAATTTGATGAAAAAGATAAGAAGAACGTCAATTTTTGTACTGATACTATGTTTATGGATAGCTGGAAATATACTAGTCTTTCGCTACTTTTTAGCAAAGACGATTAATTTAAAAACAACCTATATCGCAAAGCGTGATATTCCACCGCGTTCAGAGATTCAAACTGAAGATCTAACTATGATTCAAGTTCCAGAAAAATACATGCAGTCATATACTTGGAATGAAAAGGCAGATATTGTTGGTAAATATACATCAATTCAAGGAATGATACCGAAGGGTTCTTTGTTTTATAAAGATATGCTGTATAACGAAAAAGAAGTCCGTGATCTTGCAATCACAAAACTTCAAGAGGGGATGACGATATTTACGTTAGAAACAAATGTATCTGCGTTAGGTAGTATAGAAGAGGGGATGTATGCAGATATTCATGTTTCAATCTCGCAAAAGAAAGATATACCAATTACTGGTATATTGATACGCCATGCGGAAGTAATATCCATTAAAGATCATAAAGGGTTATCACTAAAAGATGAACAATCTTCAAAGGTTCCATATTTTATTGAACTTGGAATCAATCAAAGTGATATTGATTATCTATCGCTAGCTTCATCGTTAGGAGAAGTAAGACTGTTTCCATCTAAAAATTCTTATCAACCAGATAAGTCTACGTTAGAACTTGATTCTAAAGTGACAGAGTTTTTAAAGATTCTTCAACAGTAGTAAACAAAAAAATCCGTTATATAACGGATTTTTCGCTACAAGGGGCGACTAATGAGGCAACCAATGTATATATGAATGCATTGGTATATCTCTTGAAAAGCGCGTGTTTATTGAATATTTTCAAATTCTGATTTTTTCTAACTTCTTGTTATATCGTACATATTTTTAATTAAATCTTGCAATTGTTCGTTAAATGTTCGCTGAATTATAACTTTCGATTTTCGATTGCTTTTGCCTTATCTTCGTCAGTTGTATATGCATAATACAGGCTCATGTTTTCATTAGCATGTCGCATCAATGCCTGGATAACTTTAGGATTTACATTTGCTTCGAATAAGTCTTTGCTGAATAGGTGCCGTAACTTATATTGATTGAACGTAAAACCATACTTAGATTTGCATTTACGAGATACATTTACAATTAGAGTACACACTAGATCAATGTCAAATGGATTTCCGTCAATATCAGCCAAAAGCAATTCATCATTCTTTGACCACGCTATCATCTGTTCTAATATCGGTTTTAACTGCGTAGAGATAGGGATAATTGCATCAGAGTAAATTGTCTTGACTGGCACAATTTGACGCTCTGATGTGCTTGTAGAGCCTACAGACTTATTGATTGATATTTGCATGCTTTCTATGTCTATATCGCTCTTAGAAAGTGCATATACTTCTTGTGGCCGCAATCCTGTATATAACATGATTTGACAAGCATACCAAATGGCCGCAGAGCGATGCCGTCCTGTTTCATTGGTGCAGTTGTATTTTAATAATTCGTCTGCGAATAGTACAAACTGTTCATAGGTGATAGAGTTATCTTTTTTCTTTCTCACAATCTTAGATTTCGGAACGATGACCATCTGTGAACGGTCAATTACTGGTATTTCTGCAGTAAGAGCGGCCTTGTATATCTGCCGCCAAATACACATGGCATGATTCATTTGCGCCTGTGTATGGTTTAAACAGTAGGCATTTATGGACGACTGGACATCACTTGTGGTGACTTTTAGAATATCTTTCTTTTTTAAAGAATTGGGTATCATTGCTTTAAACATGCTATCGTGACGTTGCTTTGTTTTGATGGATGCCTGACGATCCCGCAAAGACTTCAAATAGCAATCTTCAACAGTTAGATGATTAAGTGAATACTTATCTATTTCTATCTCTTTTTGAAGCTTGTTTCTCGCATCAATAGCTGCCATCTTTGCTAATTTCTTATCCCCATCATAATCGGATACATAGAAGCGTCCACCGTTGATTGATCTAAGCATATTATCTTCGCGCACTTTTGCTTCGACTTTATAACCATTGCCTTTGGTTTTGGATTGGATCTCACGTATCCATTTTTCTTTCATACGTATTCCTTCCTATGACTTCATGTAATTGCCGTCAAAATATTCAGGGAAAGAAATTCTTATTACTTCCATTAATCTATCTTGTTCAATTGGGTCCATCTTACACATAGCTGCCTCGATCTCTTCTAAATACTTATCAATTTTCTCCATAGTTGCTCCTTTCTTGTTTCGAGTAATTTTGACCATTTTCAAGTAAATGTGGTACAATTTGGTCCTCACTTCTCTGAATGCGAGAGAAGAACCGTTATATGCCCGACGTGCGAAAGCGAAGAGGGGCTTTTTATTCTGATAATATGGTTATATTTACTTTTTTTGTTAATATAAAAATTGAAAATGTTAATATAATACCCTTTCCAAAATGCGGGAATATAGATATATTTATATTGCCGACAGGACAGTGAGAACATCCTGCGGAAGTACTGAACAACTCGGGTGATCTGATCAATCGCCTTGTGCCGGCTAGAGTTTGTATGGGTCACGCTATACGTCGGGCGTAAGAGAGCGGCGTATTTTTTAATTTCAATTTTCTTGTTTTCTGACAATAAGGATGGTTATATTGTCGAAAAATTAAATTTTTGACACTAATACAATCCTATGTTTAAATACACGCAGAAAGGTTACTGATCTGACCTTTTCTGGCTAAAAAAGCAGAACTATACACGCGTGATTTCCCTCTAAAGAAAGCACATAGATATGCGGCAGTATGTCTGCTTTTTTTATTTTTGGTTAAATCTTCTTCTTATTTCCACAACTTCGCCAATGATGATTACAGGCTTTTCTTCCACTTCTTGTGGGCTGAACATCATAGGTTGATATGTTGGGTTGTACGGCATCAGTGTAATGCCCGCATCGCTTATCATTAGACGTTTGCAGGTCGCTTCATCACCGTTCACTTTTACAATTGCAATCTTCCCAGAATTGACCTCTGGTGTGTACTTTACAATCAGGATATCACCGTCAAGGATATAGGGTGACATTGAGTCACCTTTTGCAATAAGCCCGAAGTGTCCCTTTGCTTGGCTAGGAACAACCTCGATCCATTCGATTATGTCCTCTATTGCCTCAATAGGCTCACCGCAAGGGACGATGCCGAGAACTGGAACTTTAGAATTTTTTTGCTCAGTTTCATTGTTAGAAAGTTCTTTATATAAATCTATAAATGCGAAATTTGACAATTTAGAAAGAGGCGGACTATTGATATCCATTCCTCTAGAAACAAAATAATCAGCTGCATCATCTAGTTCGGAATCGTCAACTTCTATAAAATCATCATTTTCGGCATATCCAATCATACTAGTGAGTACATCCAAATCAACATTCATGCCATTAGCTAATTTTTTTAAAACAGCGAGTGATGGGATAACTGTCTTACCTGTACTTTCTGGTATAGTATCATTCTCTAAAACAGAAATATATGATCGACTAAGACCACACAAGGCAGCAAAATCACGTACAGATAGTCGGTGCTTTGTTCTGAAATTCTTGATATATTCCGATAATTTCATAATTTTTTTCCTTTCTTTAGCATATTTTACAATATTGTCCTAAATTTTGGAATAAAACTGTTGACAAATTAAGTCCTAAATTTTAGACTATAAGCACAGGAGGTAGAAAAGATGAAGTATAAAATCCGAGAACTTCGAGAGAAGAGAGGTATTTCACAAGAAGAATTAGCAAAACAATCTGGAGTTAGTCGCTCGTTAATTGCTGAACTAGAAGGTAATGCAAAGTACAGCCCAACTGTAAAAACACTATGGAAAATTGCTAATGTTCTAAATGTTAAAGTACAATCTCTTTTTTTGCAAGAATAGTCCAAAATTAAGGACATAGCGAAGTAAGTAAACGCAAGAAAGGATAAACATGAGCAATTTACAAACATTCAGTTTTAACAATCAGCCAGTACGAACAGTACAACTAAACAATCAACCATATTTCAATCTTAAAGATGTTTGTGAAGTATTAGACATCAAAAATCACAAAGACGTTGTAAGCCGATTAAATCCAAAGGGGGTAGATACTACCGACACCCTTACAAATGGTGGAATGCAAAAAATGACTTACATCAATGAAAGCAATTTATACAAAACAATCTTTCAAAGCAGAAAGGAAGAAGCAGAACAGTTTACAGAGTGGGTTACGTCAGAGGTGTTGCCAGCAATTAGAAAGAACGGTGCATATCTAACGGATGAGAAAGCATATGACATCACTCACAATCCACAATCACTCGCTGATTTGCTTCTACAAGCTGGTGAGCAGTTAAAGCAAAAGGAAATCATCATTCAAGAAATGAAGCCTAAAGCACTATTCGCTGATGCGGTAGCAGCAAGCAACTCAAACATACTAATTGGAGATCTAGCAAAGCTAATCAAACAAAACGGGCACGATATCGGGCAAAAACGATTATTCGATTGGTTACGTGATAACGGATATCTAATTAAGTACGGTGCAAGTCGAAATATGCCAACACAGGTAGCTATGAATTTAGGACTATTCAAAGTGAAGGAAAGTACCTTCAACAATCCTGATGGAAGTGTACGTATTACCAAGACAACCAAAGTGACTGGCAAGGGTCAACAGTACTTCATCAACAAATTTCTTGGAAGTTAGAAAGGAGGAACGTATGGACAAAGTAAAAGAAACAAAAAAGAGTTCCACCGTTGCGAGCAGTGAAACTCAGGAGATGGTTGAAATCGCTAATAAGCTATTAGAAATTTCTTCACAACTTATAACAATCTCAAATAAGCTTACTAATCAGTCGAATCAATAACATGGCAGCTTGGAGAAATTCCATTTTTGATTGATTCTATTGTTGCCTTGCAAGAGCTCTTAGAAACATACATTTCACTTGTTGCAACAACTTCGTGGTTTGCCGATTTAATAACGAAATAATATTGCCCATCTGAAGATTTTCTAATTGCAAAATACATGATTATATCACCTCCTTTCAAGTTAATTATAGGGGGGGTTAGAAAGGGAAAACAAAAAGAATCCTACCAAGTATTGAGAAAAGTTAGAAAGGAGATTAGCACATGTTAACGCCAGAAGATATTCAGAACATTCAGTTAATTGACACTGATGAAATTGCTAAGCGGTTGCACTGTGGACCGGAAAGAGTTGGTTGGTATAGACGTGCCGGTTTACTGAAATACCGTAAATTTGGAAAGTTATGTTTAACGACTGAAGCAGAATATGCGGAGTTTATCCAAATGACTGCAGGTATGGATCTGAGCAACAAAATGAAAATCCGTTTAGCAGGATTGGAAATGAAAAAAAGCGCCCTCTGACCAAAGAACAAGCGCTTAAGTGACATCGGAAATATGTCACTCAAATTCTAACAAAGAAAGAGAGAAAAGTAAAAAATGATTACAATAAAAAGTCACAAAGGAGCAGTAGCTATATCAGTACAGGGAGAAATGAAAGATGTCACGTGCGAATTCGCAACGCTTCTGAAGTACTTAGATGAGCATCCAAAAATAAAGTATTTAGCGAATTTAATCGCCAAAAACGCATATGTGTGTAGCGAAGATTGCGGAAGTAAAGAAGAGACAATCAAGAAAGCGGAAGATTACGCCAAAAATGGAAAGATTCCAAACAACAAGATGAGCCATGAAGAACTCGAAAAAGCAATCGAACAGGCAGCTAAGAGACTAGTTGATAGCCTTAGAAAGTTGGCGGAAGATGACGAAAAATAGATTAGATCTAAGAGATTTAGTGGAAGCAACCGTAATATATGGATTCTTTATTGCAGTAATGCTGACGGCAATTCTTTACATCGTAGGCATTGACCTATGGTGATGATTGCAGGCGGAATCGACATTCCGACAGAGTGGGCTAAGAAAGCCGTAATTCTAAAACACAATGAATCACTCGGAATACAAGTAAATGAACGAATGCTGCGCAAATGCATACAGGTCTTTAACCAAGCATACGACGACAGACAGAACGATGAATATGTCGTCCACAGCTGTAAATATGGCTACAAATTAACGCGAGAAAAGTCAGAGATAAAAAAGTCAATCATGGATAACGATAGACGCGCATTCACGATGCTAAAGCAGACTCGAAGAGTGCGAAAGGTACTCGGCATGAAAGATCAAGTATCGCTGTTTGATGAACTTTAGAAAGAGAAAGGAATAATTTAACAATGAAACTCAACAGAGTAACAATAGACAACTTCCGCAACATTACACATGCGGAATATAACCTCGAAGATGTAAACATATTTGAGGGTCCGAACCGACAAGGAAAAACAAACACAATCCTTGCAATTTATTGGACAATAACAGACTTCCTGATGGATGGATCAAGCGACTTCGCGAGTTTTAAACCACTAGACGACACCAAGAAAAAGGTGAGCGTTGAGTTAGAATTCGACACATTCAAACTTAAAAAAGAATTCTACGAAAAGTGGACGAAAACACGCGGAAGCGAAGAAGAAACAATGACCGGCCACAATACCGATTACTTCATAGATGACATAAAAACAAAGGTCACCGACGCCAAGAAAGAACTAATGCAAAAGTTCGGAGTTGACGGAAAAACAGACATCGCCAAATTCGACCTGCTGCGCGCAGTTATGGATCCATACTATCTAGCAAAAAATGATTGGAAAGTAACGCGACAATTCATCATAGAACTTGTAGGCGACGTAGAAAACGCGGCGGTCATTAACGATAACCCAGAGTTAGAACCGGTCGCAAATAGACTGGCGCAAGACTGGTACGACACAGACAAGTCAAAGAAATTCTACAAGCAGCAAATCAAGAATTCTAACGACGATATCACACGCCTAGAGGGTCAGATCGAGGGATTGCAGATGGTCAAGGACGTATCGTCAGAAGATCTGCAAGCAGCGCAGGCAGAAATTGAAAACATCGACGCGGCAATTGCTAACACAAAGGCTGGTAAGAAAGATACATCGATCTCCGATGCACTTCAGAAGGAACTTACAGAATTGCAACAACAGGCGCTTGATATGGAAACGACGGAGAGAGCCGATCACAATGCACAGATGGCGAGTGTTAGAGAAGCACGAGCAAATGCTCAAGCCAAGATTGCAGAGGCGCAGAAAGCAAAAGACGACGCTAGAAACGAGGTTATTCGAATCGATAATGAAGCGACAGACATCGACCTGAAAATTAACCGATTGAAACTGGATATCGGCGATAAAGAAAAGCGACTCGAACGATTAAGAAACGAGTACAAGAACACGAAAGCGCAGTCATTGCAGACAGAAGAAATCACCTGTCCAAACTGCGGTCATGTACTCAACCAAGATGCAATTGAGGCAGAGAAACAACGCCACGATGAGCGCCTTGAACAATTATTAAACGATGGGAAAAACGCTTCGCTTGAACTTCAAAATGCACAGTTCAAACTTGAAGAACTGCAGAAGCAAAGCAAGGAAATCGAACTAAAACAAGCACCTGCACATAGTGCTATGAACAGAGCAACCGAAGCGCTGCAAGCATGTGAAAATGAATACCATGCAATCAGCGATAGACCTTACCTTGCAAGCATAGAGTTAAATAACTTGAAATTAGCGGTTTTAGAAAAACAAAAGGAACTGCAAAACCAACGATTAATAGAGAGTCAAGACACAAGCATGCATGATACGATTGCACGCCTGCAAGCACAGAAAGAACTACCACAGCAAGTGTTGAACCAGCACCATGCATTCACAGCAAATCAAGCGCAAATCGGAAAGATTAAGGCACAGATTACAGCAGAACAAAAGAACCTGGTCACATGCGAGCAAGCGGTCGCATTGGTAGAAAGATTTATTCAATTAAAACTTCAAGCATTCCAAGCACGAATTGAGTCAGTTTTTGGAACAAAGGTTCACTTTACATTGATAGAAAACAATATCAAAGAGGGCAGCTGGAACGAAGTGTGCTATCCAAGCGTATGCGACAAGAAAACACCATTCCTGAGCGGCTCCGGAAGTGAACAGATCATTGCCGGCATTTACATCGCGGAATGCATTAAGAAGAAGTTAAACATTGAAGATTTACCATTCATCTTTGACGAGTGTGACAAGTTGGATACACAGAGTCTCAAGGCATTGGAAACTAACGCACAGATCATCACGACAAAGGTCAACGATGTACAGCACAAGAAACTAACGCTAGTAGCGAAGAAAGGTAGATAAAGCGGGGAAACTAAAAAATGGTTAAGGTAAAAAAATCAGTTTTGCAAGCATGTCATGGAGCAATCCTAGAAGCAGCAGACGTAGAATTGGAAAGAATCATTGCAAACATCGCCGACATTAACACTGCACCAACGAAAAAAAGAAGCATGACAATCACGGTAAATTTTGTGCCAAGTAATGACCGAAAGAAAATAACAATGTCAACAACTTTGAAAAGCAAAATTGAACCAACAGCACCAATTGAAACGACATTGTTCAACAGTCAAGAGGTAGACGAAAAGACAGGGGAAATCATTCCTATATTGAGAGAAGTCATGGATGTAGTACCTGGACAAATCAATTTAACAGGAGACATCGCAGAGCCGGAAATAATTGTTATTGGAATGCAGTCTAAGAAAGAAGAGGTAAATAAAAAATGATTAGAGAAGCAATGCAATATATCGAAGAATTAGTAACAAATGCAGCAAAAAAAGATGAGATCAAAATTGGGAATGATACCTATACAGAAAAAAATTTAAAACTAATCAGACCACATGTTAATAGATGCGAAACGCTATCGGTCAATAATTTATCAATGTTGATTGCAAACGTAAAAAATGAATTAGGTGATCAGCACAATCTACCACTTTTACTAAACGTCGAAGAACAGAGAGTGTATGTGTACACATCATACGATGTTAACAAAGACAGACAAAAGCCGTTTATGGCATTTGCACAGTCACCGGATATTCGCTTCAATCAGTACATTAGCGTTGAAGCAATGATTATTCAATTGCAAACATGCTTCGTACAGGATGATGCAGGGAACAAAGATAAGCTGATTGCAATGATCAGCAAGTTATCAAAAGATACATCGATTGAAATCGGAGACGACGGAATAACGCAAACAGTAGTTGCCAGCGAAGGTGTGAATTTAAAAGGTTTTGTGACATTACCACCGCTTATCAACTTAATTCCAATCAGAACGTTCTACGAGGTTTCGCAACCACTTGAAAAGTTCTTGCTGAGAATCAACAAAAACGGTGAAGTGGCACTGTTCGACGCGGATGGTGGCGCATGGAAATATCAATGTCAGCAATCAATAATCAAATATTTATCAAAAGAATTAGAAGAGGAAATTAAATCCGGAAAGGTAATCGTAGGCTAATAATATGACTGAAAAAACAAGCAATATATCGTATGGGAAAGCATCCGTTCCGGCAACAACCGGAAACAATCATCAATTAAGTTTCAAATCATCAACTGGACTAGGGAAAGCCCAAGAATACTACATGGCTGAAATTGGGACAATTGCAACCAACAATCGTGTGCAACTTGATGCCGAGCAGATGGCATGTGGCAACAACATGATTGCCGCAATGTTCAATCTTGCTGCGAAAGACGGACTGCAACTAAACAGTTTTGATAGAAATGAAATCATACAGATTTTGCAAAAAGCAACGATGCTTCGACTCAATGTTGCAGCCGAACCACATGAATGCTACCTAATCACACGAAACCAAAAGGTAGGAAATAACTGGGTTAAAAAATTCGAATTTGGAATTGAGGGTGACGGAAACGACAAACTACTTCGCAAATACGGAGTTGATGTTGCTAAAACTCACAAATTCTGGATTGTACGAGAACATGATGAATTTACACCTCCAAGTTTTAACGGTCTGGAAATAACACCGCCAACGTGGAAACCGAAAGATTTCTACAGCAAGGTTGTGCGAGTTGTATATCCAATCGAAAAAACAGATGGAACAATCGAGTGGAACATCGCAGAACGCGAAGAAGTCAGAATCAACTTACTGGCACACATCAATCAGAACATCATGAAAAACAAGGATTATACAGATGCTGCAAAAGCAAAGTTGAGCGATCGCATTGCAAATATGACGCTTGATGAATTATTTGCGGACCAAGAATGTTTGAAGATTATGAGTCCAGCATGGGCAGCACCACACAGCCGCGAAAGCATGATCCTACGAAAGATGAGAAATAACGCTACACGACGTTATCCAAAGGAGTTTAGCTCAGCGTTCCAAGAATTGACATATGCAGAAACAATCGACGAAGCGCCACGTGACGCGCGTATTGACGCAGAACAGGCACTTGAGGCTGAGGTGGAGCAACACTCCAACACAGAGCAAATCGAGCGTCCAGTGCAATTTGACGAAGCCACAGGCGAGGTTATCAACGAACTGACAGAAGAACCGAAGAAAGAAACACGTACAACCGCGAAGAAAACAACGGTAAAGGCAGCACCAACAGCAGAAGCTGTGCAGGAAATCACCTCAGACGACTGCCCATTCTAAACGCTGAAAATAGAGGAGAACGAACATATGAAAATGATATGCTTCGGCAGTTCCTCTGCGGGAAATAGTTACTACATCGAGTTACAAAGGAAAGGCACCCAACCTCCGGTTAAATTGATACTGGAGGCAGGGCTGCCATACAAAGAAATAACTGCAAAGGCAGCAATCAATCAAATCAACTTGGCAGAGATTGACGGCGTGCTCGTAACGCATGGACACGCCGACCACTGCCGATCAGTAGCAGATTTCAAACGCAGAGGCGCAAAGGTTTATGCCAATCAATACATCACTGCCGGTGATCCGGCAACAACGCTAAGAGCAGGCACAGCCAAACTCATAGCACTAGATACAACAGTTGTACCATTCGAGGTAGAACACGACGCAGACGAGCCACTTGGCTTCATGATTAGCACAGGAGTAGAAACAATCCTATTTGTCAACGACTCGAAATTTTTCAAGGCACGCATGGATGGAATTCAATTTGACTACGTAATGATCGAGGCGAATTACGATGGACAGGTCTTACACTTCGCACTTGAAAACGCGAAGAAAGACAATGACCTCGGAAACATCCGCAGATATGAGCGAATCCTGAACAGTCACATGAGTCTCAACAACTGTATCAAGCATCTCAAACAAATGGATTTAAGCAAATGCAAGGCAATCTTCTTGATGCACCTGAGCGACCGCCACGCACGACAATACAAGTTTAAAGAAGAAGTACAAAAGGCAACAGGCGTTCAGACATTCGTATGCAAGAAATCTGGAGGAATGATCTAATGGCAGAAAGAAAATTCTATTGGATAAAACTTAAAACAGACTTTATGAACAGTGATGCTGTAGATTTTTTGATGAGCCAAAAAGATGGTGCAAATTACGTTGTTCTTTACCAGATGTTATGTCTTATGACGGCTAAAACAAATGGCAAATTGGAAAGAAGAATGAACGAAATAATCATTCCTTACGACGTCGAAAAAATCCAACGTGACACACGTTATTTCAATATTGATACAGTGCGAACGGCGCTGAATTTATATATAAATTTAGGTCTTATTTACAAAGATGAAAATGGTTGTTTGACCATCGCAAACTATGAAAATCTTATCGGAAGCGAGAGAGGTTCAGCTGAAAGAATGAGACGTCTCAGAAGTCAAAGAGCGTCACAATGTGACGAATTAAGTGACGCTAATGTTACGAAATTGTTACAAAAAAGTGACGAATTAAGTGACGTAGATAAAGATAAAGAGAAAGAGATAGATAAAGATAAAGATAAAGATATAAATAGATTATTCATAGATAAGAATTCTAAAGATATACGTTCGGGTTCCAAAGAAAAACCCGAACCAATTGAACCGGAAATAATCGACATAGCCGAGTATGGTCCGGAGAAAGAACTAATCAACTACGAACTGAGCGAAGATGGTGAAACGATGGTTCAGCATGATCTACAAACTGGTAGAACGGAGGTAGCAGACACACTCAAGAAGAGCAAAACAAAACAGGCTGATGCAGTGATTGATTATTTGAACCTGTGTACAGGGTCACAGTACAGGCATAGCGAAAGTTCAAGGAGGCATATCATCGCACGACTGAACGATGGATTCACGATGCAAGACTGCATGACGGTAATTGACAAGAAATGCATCGACTGGATCAGCGATGACAAGATGGCGAAATACCTGCGACCCGAAACGCTCTTCGGTTCCAAGTTTGAGAACTACCTAAGCCAACCAGAGAAACCGACATACGAAAACGGAGGATTGCCATTCTGACATGAATCAAGAACAAGTACAAAATTTACTTAAAACACTCCGACAGCGTTATCCGGAATACTATGCCAGAAAGAGCAAGAACGAAATCGTCGACATCTTCAACTCATTTTGTACAGCGCTGGTCGATGCAAGCCCAATCGCGATTGTGGGAGCGCTCAAAAGGTACATGGAATCCAGTGAGTCTGCATATCCACCAACAGCACAGCAATTACTTGCCAAGTCAAAGAATATGCCACCTGAAATGTGGGAACAGATAATGTCTGAAAATCAAAGTGGAAATGTTAAATTGCTCGAAAGTAATATCGAAAAAAACCACAGAACAAGGCGAGAAATATTAATTGACTGTGCAGTGTTGATTGCAATGTATGACGTCGATACAAAAGAAGAATTGGTGAAGTGGTGGAATGAATATGCTGATAGCACACCACTAACAGATGAAGAAATAGAAAGGGTATGGGATAAAGCGTATGAAAACAAAACAGCAGAAAATAGAACTATTTAACGATAGCTTTCAAAATTACAAACGTTATCAAATCCCAAAGGCGCAATTGGTTATCGCCGATATTCCGTATAACTTGGCTGAAAACGCATATGCAAGTAGTCCGTCTTGGTATGTTGGAGGGGACAACAAGAACGGTGAAAGCAAGAAAGCAAAATCAGCATTCTTTGATACAGACGGTTATTTTAGAATTCCTGAATACATGCACTTTTGCTCAAAGATGCTAATTAAAGAGCCGAAAGAAGTCGGAAAAGCGCCAGCAATGATCGTGTTCTGTGCCTTTGAACAAATGCAACAAATCATTGAGTACGGCAAGAAATATGGATTTATGAAAAGTTATCCGCTTGTATTTGTAAAAAACTATTCAGGACAAGTGCTAAAGGCAAATATGAAGATAGTTGGTGCTACTGAATATGCGGTTGTTTTGTATCGTGATAAACTTCCAAAATTTAATAACAACAATCGCATGATATTCAACTGGTTTAAGTGGGAAAGAGATACACAAACACCGAAAATACACCCTACACAAAAACCGATAGAATTGTATGAATGGTTAGTGACTAGATATTGCAAGGAAACTGACAAGATCCTTGATACACACGTTGGAAGTGCCAGTTCGCTAATAGCGTTTCATAGATTGCATAACCAATTTGTTGGATTTGAAATTGACGAAGAATATTATCAAAAATCCATTGAACGTTTTGAAAAAGAAACAGCACAGCAACAGTTATTTTAATGAAAGGATAAGAAAGACTTATGAATAAAGAATACATAATCAACGATAGAGAAAACAACAAACGCTTCAGAATTTCAGCGAATGACGAAAAAATTTATATCCGCGAAGAAAACCCAGAGTACCCGTTCAATACAATCGGACGAGTGGCAGTGAATAAGGCGGCACTAATCCAGGCACTAATGGAAATTGAAGCAGACAAGGCGGTAGGGAAGCATGCCAGAAGTTAGCAGCGAAAATGGAGATAAAATCCCAAGCCTACCAGTTGAGGCCAGAGTAATCCTACACCGATACAAAGAAATTCATCGTTGCGTGAAGGTGACTCTAGTCAACGATTGCAATCTGCTAGAGTTTGACAAGCAGAGAACAATCAATAAACCTACCAAACGTGGACTAGAAGAACGCGTTTATTATGACGAGCACATTTATCTGCAGGTAAAAAAAGACGGAGAATTCAAAGCCATGCAGAAGCACACGACATACTTAATCGATGATTTAATCCAAGCGCCATTTGCAATGAGTAAGAGGAAATAAGAACATGAAACAACAGAACAACAAGAAGAAAAGAAGCAATCTTGAACTGATCTACATCGACGGTGGTTATTACGCTGCAAAAGACGATGGTGGACAATGGTTGCTTCTCAAACGAACGCAAGGGCTAAAGGGTCTGAAGTTTATCGCACAGCGACAATGCAATTCATTGAACGCATGTCTTGAAGAAGTTTACGAAATCAGAAAAAAGCAAGGAAACGAAAAGGCGGCTGCAGAGATTGCGCGGAGAATGATTTATCCAGAAATTCAGAGTGGAAAATAGGAGATTGGCAAATGGAAACTATCCAAAAACGTGGACCGTATAAGAATCCGAAGATTGTCTATTGTGCAGTCGATCGAGATGGAAACATACAGACTATTCGCGGAAGCAGCACAGAGAGGACCTACTACAAAACAATGGGTTTCTTGCAGATTTATGTAAATCGACATAACAGGATCAACAGAGAACAATTGCGTATTAAAAAATTCAGATTGGTGGAGGAATAATGACAGAATTAACAGAATTGATTTGCGGAATACTTCTATGGGTTGGCTTCTTTGCTGGAATCGTCATGACTGCAGTTGTGATAATACTAGTAATCGTTGTCATGCAATTCATTGAGGACGAGAATAATGACGATGAATAGCAAAACAGCAGAGGTTCACCGTCAACTGCAGAATTTTCGCAAAAACATAGAACGCATGCTGGACGCAGGCGATCAATATGCCGAATTCAAAATCAAAACAACCACGGCCAAAGGGAACCAACCGCGACCAGAGCAGGGAGCCTCCAGTGGTTTTGCTCAAGGGCCGACACCCAGCGAGATAGAAGCGCAACTTGAAAGATTGTACAGGAAGAAGATCCAAGCAGAAGAGAACGTAAACGACGTAGATCGCATGCTATACGGATTGAGTGATGAAGAGGTTGAACTGCTAGAAATGCTATACTGGGACAAGTTACCAGTAAGGGTAATCGCCGATGCAATGAACATCACAATTCCAGGTGTTTATTGGCGAAGAAATCAAATACTCGACAAAATGGCTAAAAGTCTATAAAAATAAAGTGAAGTTTTTGTGTATAATGGTCAATGAAGAGAGAATGTTCGCTCTCTTCGAAGTTGATTATCTGGCATAGACAATCAAATCCTTTCTAAATTGCAAAGTTCAGAAAACTCTAGAAGTCGGCAGGAAATAAACTCCTGTCGATTTTTAATTTATCGATGAATGATGAATGATGAAGTATGTAGTATGTAGAACGAATAACTCAGACCAACTGAGAACTGCAGTGCAGATTTCAAATTCTCCAATGTTGTCGTACTTGGCGGTCTGACAAGTACAGGTTCTGGTGACCTCCTTGTACAAATATCATGAGCCAGAACAGAGCGCGAAGCCACCAAACAAGTGTGACCGTGTAACCCACGACCAACTCGCCATAGATCACGATGCAAAGACTCAGACGTGGTCGATTTTGAATATAAAAAACGCCCAAAAAGGGCAATAAACGACATAAAAGTACCAATTTACGTATTAAAAAACATATAAAAGTAACATTAGAGCATTAAAACGGAGGGATTAACCATGAAATTCGCGCATCAAAATAGAAGAAATAATCAAACTCGGAAACAGAAATCCAAGCGAAATAGTTATAAACACCCTGTCGCAAGAAAAAGAGACCGAAACAGAGTGAAGTCGGAAGAGTTCGAGGAAACACACATCCACGAAAAACATACCGCCGAGAAACGCACAGAATTGAGTCCGTGTTTTCATTGTTTCTGCAGTGAGCCAGACACAGTACACATGTGTCCAGGTGTTCGATGTGCCAAATACAAGGCGTGGAAGCACTCCTATCTACAGTATAGATAATATCTAAGTAGTAATAATAATTAATTACATAATATATTTAAATATATATACTATATAGGCGAAAAAAATTAAAACTTGGTCAGCAGCAAGAACAAACATAAAAACAAATAGTTTCCAATGTGTGTATGACGTAGAAAGGGGCAAGTCTATGAAAAAGAAGAGTAAGAAATCTAACTATCATTTAAAAGATGAACACGGGCTTACTCCAAAACAAAGGGCATTTGCGGATGAGTATGTTATTACGCTTAATGCGACAGTGTCGTATAAGAAAATATACAGTGTAAAAAGAGACAGCGTGGCCAGTACGAATGGAAGTCGTTTGCTTGGAAATGCTAATGTTAAAGCATATATTGATAAGCGCCTTGAAGAGATCAAATCCGCTAAGGTCGCAGATCAGCAAGAAGTGATGGAATATCTGACATCGGTCATGCGTGGTGAGAAAACAGAGCCATTGCTTGTGCTTGACGGTGAGGGTACACAAAAAATCGTTGATTCTGTACCAAGTATTCAGACACGAACTAAAGCAGCAGAATTGCTTGGTAAGCGTTACAGTCTATTCACTGATAAACAAGAGGTCAATGCTGATGTTGATTTGAATATTACGGTCGATTACGGAGAGATTGATGAGGATATCGGTTCAAGCGAATAGTTCTTTCAAAGGACCTGACCAGTCAAGGAAGCGCTATATCGTCATGCTCGGCTCTGCCGGCTCAGGTAAAAGCGTTGATACAGCGCAGCATTACATTCTGCGTTTGATGGCTGATAAGGGAAGAAATCTGTTGTGTGTCAGAAAATCAGATGTAACGAATAGAGATAGCACGTTTGCAGAATTGCAGAGTGCTATTTTCCGTATGTTTGGTGATTCATATAGTCGATACTGGTCAATCAATTCGTCGGCAATGATTATCGAGAATAAGTTCAATTACAATCAAATTATTTTTCGTGGTGTGAACGATGAGAAGCAACGTGAAAAATTGAAATCAATCACCTTTAAACGTGGAAAACTGACAGATGTGTGGATCGAGGAAGCAACAGAATTGACAAAGGCAGACTTTGAAATCATAGATGACCGCCTTCGTGGTGAGCTGCCTGCAGGACTCTTTTATCAGATACGCATGACGTTTAATCCGGTAAATGCTAATCACTGGATCAAACGTGATTTCTTTGATAGACCGGATGATGATGTATATACGCATAAGAGCACTTACTTACAGAACCGTTTTATCGACGAGGCATATCATAAGCGTATGATGCGCCGTAAAGAGGTAGATCCGGAAGGCTATCAGGTATATGGTCTTGGAAACTGGGGCGAAACACGAGGGCTCATTCTTCATAACTGGGAAGTAATCACATGCAATCAAGACCTACAGTGGTATGACGATGTAGCAATCGGTCAGGACTTCGGTTTTAACCACGCTAACGCATTGTTTTTGTATGGATGGAAGGATAGCAATATCTATGTCATACGAGGCCTGTATGGCTACGAAAAGGACACGTCAGAGTGGATTATTGAAGCAAACAATGCCGGTATTCCAAAAGATGTGCTGATGTGGTGTGAATCTGCTGAGCCGGATCGTATCAAGATGTGGTGTAATGCCGGATATAGGGCGAGAGCAGTCAGCAAGGAGCAAAATTCTGTCAAAGCACAGATAGACTGGTTGAAGGGTAATCCTGCCGGCAAAAACGAGCGTGCGATTAAGAGAATGATCTATATCGATGCAGCGTGTGTCGATTTCAAAAAAGAAATAGAACAGTGGAAATGGAAGCATGATGATAAACGTGATGTTTATCTTGACGAACCCGTTTCCTTTTTTGATGATGCGATGGCGTCACTTAGATATGGCGTCGAAGGATGGCGAAAGCCAAGAGGACGTTTGGTTCTCGGAACCAAGAAATTGTAGGAGGTATACCCGTGCAAAAAAACAATCCATTTGCTTTACCAAAAAAGTTGGTAATGAATGTAACCGGAGATGAATTAAATATCACATTTGAAACGGTGACAAAATATATTAAAAAACATGAGAGTAGATTGAATAGATACAACTATCTAAACAAACTGTATGAAGGATTTCAGATGATTCTTGATGAACCGAAAAAGGATGAATGGAAACCGGATAATCGTTTAATCGTAAATTTTCCTCGGACGATTACAGAGGATGCTTTGGGGTATGGGTATAGTATTCCGATTAAAAAAGTAACGGAAGATAAAGAACTGCAAGACTCTATCGATAAATTCAGCAAGATAAACAGTCTTGAAGATCATGAATATGAACTTGCAAAAATGTGTTGTAAATTTGGTCATGCATGGGAATACTTCTATCAAGACGAAAACAGCAAGACACGTGTGACACGATGTACGCCTATGGAGTTGTTTGTTGTCTACGATGACACGATGCAACACCGAGCGTTGTTTGCGGTCAGATATGGCTATCATTCAACTGATAGTGATGTATCGTGCGGAGAGATCTATGGTGAGGTGCTGACGAGAGAATGGATTCGTCAATTTGAAGGTACTAAATTCATCGAGGAACAAAAACCAAATCCATATGGTTACATTCCTGTTGTGGAGTGGGTGTTAAATGAAGAACGCATGGGATTATACGAACCTGCAGCGGCATTAATCGAAGCATTCAGCGAAACAATCGGTATGAAGAAAAATGATGTCGATGCGTTCGCAGAAGCCTATATGGTGATAATTGGTGCAGAAGTCGGCGATGATGGTGTCAAGCGCATACATGATCAACGCTTGATTAATATCTGGGGAACTGACAACAGCGATGAAATCAAAGATACGATGGTTCAATTCCTGCAGAAGCCTACTGCCGACGGGACACAGGAAAATTTATTAACCCGTTTAGAAGATTTGATATACAAGATCTGCATGGTGCCAAACATCAATGATGAAATGTTTGGTAATGCTACAAGCGGAATTGCGCTAGCGTATAAGTTGAAACCTCTTGATAACTTAACAGGTACGTTTAATCGAAAGATAACAAAGTCATTGCAGAAGCGATATAAGATTTTCTGTACGCTTGCTGTCAACTCAAAGAGTCCTGACGCATGGACGGATATTGATTTCAAGTTTACAAAGAACATTCCTCATAACATCACAGAAGAAGTAACGAATGCTCGTAATCTCGAAGGCGTCGTAAGTAAGAAAACACAACTCGGTGTTCTTTCTATCGTTGAAAATGTGCAAGATGAGATTGATGCGATGGATAAGGAACAGAACGTGCAGCAGGATAACGTTGTTTCTGGCTTCTTTAAGAAGCAGGATGATGAATATGACTCGAAGTCACAAAAAGACGCTGCATTGCAACAAAATCAAGGCGTAGTAAAGAAATTGAAGGCGTAGTGCATGTCAATATTAAAGAAATTCACTTCTGAGAAGGAAATGATATCTGAATACTGGCGACAGCGCGAAGAAAGACAGCGTCAGAAGAACCTAGAAAAACTTGGTACATTAAACGAGCAGATAAGTGATATCTATAGCGATATGGAAGAGGCAATCGACAAAGAGATTGCTTCTTTTTATGTCAAATATGCTGCTGCCGAAGGTATCACACTTGCCAGTGCAAAAGAACGTGTCAGTAAATTGGATATCGAAAAGTATTCACGTATGGCCAAGAAATTTGTTGAAGATCGAAATTTCTCAAACGAAGCCAATGAAGCGATGCGGCTATATAACACAACTATGAAAATTAACCGATTAGAAATGCTGAAATCAAACATTGGCATGAAGATGGTCGATGGTTATTCTGATATCGAGAAATTGACAGATAAGGCTTTAACAGATCAGGCACGTGAAGAGTTCAAACGGCAAGCAGGAATCCTTCATACAACTGTGAACGGTGATATTGATAAATTGGCTAAGAATATTGCAAATGCATCATTTCAAAACGCTACGTTTTCTGATCGTATATGGCAACATCAAGATATCCTGCGAAATGATCTCGGTACATTGTTACATCAGGGGCTGATACAGGGTGTAAGTGCAGCAGAACTTGCACGACGTCTACGTAAAGAGATCAATACCAGCAAGTACAACTCTCAACGGTTGTTACGAACAGAGTTGGCCAGAGTGCAGATTGATGCTCAGATGGAAAGTTACAGACGCAATGGTTACAGCAAGTATAAGTTCTTAGCTTTAGGCGCTCATGCGTGTGAAGAGTGTATGCGTAATGATGGTGAGATATTTAATGTCGAAGATGGCAGAGTTGGTGAAAACATGCCACCAATGCATCCGAATTGTATGTGTTCAACGACTCCGGTATTTGAAAAGGTACAGATATCCAAAGATGTAGATTATATGGGTAGGAGGAAACGGGAATCGTTTGAAACACCGCTCGGAGATATTAAAAACGTTGCTGTTTACGAGAGTGACGTAAACAGTAAAATCAGCACGCAAACATACTCGCAAAGTGCGAAGAAAATAGTAAGTGCAGTTGATGATTTTATGAGTGAAAACTCGGTAAAAGTGAATGTGGTTGTGCTAAAAAATAAAACTCTCGGTGGTTTATCAGCTTACGATCACAGCAAGAATGTGCTGTACGTCAGCGAGGAACTATCAAACGTCGCAGAATTTAAAAAATTAGTCGGTGATTACTTCCCAGCAGAGAACGTCAAAGATGTATTCACACATGAACTACTCGGTCATAAAGCACACTGGGAAGCAATCAAAAAATATCAATCTTCGCATCGGTCAGAGAGTATCGAGCAGTCAAAAAATGCACTTGAAGAGAAACTACAAAAATATGTAGCAACGCAGTTAAATCAGGATTACAATTATCTACGAAACAACGTCAGTGAAAACGCAAGTAGCGAATATAAGCAAGAAAAATCGTTGAATGAAGTGATTGCTGATGCTATAGTGTTAATGAAGAAAGGGGCTCTAAAGGATAAGACCTTAGAAAGGCTGATAAACGAGGTGTTAGATTATGATGGTTAAACCTTCAAAAGAATATTTAAGATTAAGTAAATTAGTTGAGCCGTGGATAGTGATAGACATGGAAAAATACGAGCCTGTTTTGCGTCAAGATGCCCCAGAAGAAGTAAAAAAAGCATATAAAAAAATTTCTAATCCACATTTTCACTAAAAATTCATAAGATGTTAGCACTCTGTAGAGTGCTTTTTTAATGCAGAAAGGGCGGAAAAAATGATACATGTACACTTGACTGAAAGAACCATAACGATTAAAGGGCACGCCTATTATGATGCGCCTGGTAAAGATATCATCTGTGCCGGTATATCGGCATTGGCAGATACATTAGCAATTTCGATTACGGAATTATGTACAGATATGGTGTCGTGTATTCAAGAAAATGGAAATATTCGAATCAAATTTGAAGATAAGAGCCTATCAGAGCATGCGCAACTCTTGATCAGCTCTTTTTCTTTGGGCGTACAGGGGATAGCGGAAGTTTATCCGGATTACGTTCATTATGTTGATCTACGACCAGGCTTGAGAGTCGATAAACCTTAAGGGCAAAGACGGCGCTCGTCTATAAATATGCGGATGGAGGAAAAGATGAATAAGAGAAACAGAGCAGTTCTACTTGCCTTTAATCAGGCATCCATGAGATTTAATTTACAACGATTTGCCGATGGCGGCGATACTGGTGAGCATGAGCAATCCAAAGAAGGAACAGACCAATCCGGTACAGATGGTGATGGCGACAACCAGCAAAAAAATGATGAGAAGAAGTATTCTGATGAAGATGTAAATCGAATCCTCGGTGCTAAGTTCGCCAAATGGCAGAAAGAGCAGGAAAAGAAACAAGCAGAAGCCGATGAAGCCAAGAAGCTGGCCAATATGTCAGCAGAAGAAAAGGCTGCAGCAGAAAAGCAGAAAGAGGCTGAAAAAGTTGCAAAACTTGAAAAAGAATTGACAAATCTGAAAGAAAGGGCTGCACGTGCGGAACTTTCAAAAGAAGCTGCCAAGATCATGAAGGCTGACCATGAAATTATTGCAACACAGGATATGCTTGATTTCGTTGTAGGTCAAGATGCAGAAACAACAAAGGCAAATATTTCTAAACTGGTATCCATTATTCAGGATGACAGAAAGGCTCAAGATGCATTGCGTGCTAAGGGCGTAACACCTAAGGTGTTTAGCAATGATGGAGCACAAATGACGGCATTGGAAAAAGCAATTGCGCGTCATAAACATTAAAAAAGAAAGAGGTATAACATGAAGAAAGCTACCAAAGATTTATTGAAGAAAATCAATCTACAACGATTTGCAGAGAATAACACCGGCGTAAGGGTGTATGCAAAGGAATTCAAAGAATTAATCAATCCTGTTTTTGCTGAACAGTCTTATTTCTTGGATATGTTCGGCGGTAAAATGGAAGCACGCGATGGCGTTCAAAACAATAAGAACGCATTCAGCGTAAAGACAAACGATATGAAGACGGTTATTGCCGATTACAACACTGATGCTAATGTCGGTATGGGTACCGGTACAGGTAAGTCATCACGTTTTGGTGAACGTAAAGAGGTCGTATATAAAGACGTAGATGTACCATACAAATGGGGTTGGTCATTCCATGAAGGATTAGACCGTGCGACTATCAACAATGATATGGATGCGGCAGTTATCGACCGTCTGGACCTGCAGGCTGAAGCATTGATTGCAAAGGCAAATGCAGAACAATCCAAATACATCTCTGCGAGTGCAAAAGGAAGAATTGAAGGTGGTGCAACTGTTACAAAAGACAACGTTGCTGAAGTGTTTGCAAAATTGTCTGCTTACTTCGTGAACGCAAAGGTTAAGAAGGGAACAAAGTTAGTTGCTAAAGTTAACACTGCTGTTTACGATGCAATCGTCAACAGCAACTTATCAACTACTTCAAAGCATTCTGATACGAATATTGACACAAACGAGGTTCGCAAGTTCAAGGGATTTGAAATTACTGAACTTCCGGATGATGCGTTCCAAACAAATGAAGTTGTATATGCATACGCTGTGAATATCGGTAAAGCATTTACAGGTATCGTTACGACTCGTACCATTGATTCCGAGGACTTTGACGGTGTAGCATTACAAGGTCAAGGTAAGGCCGGTGAATACGTACCAGAAGTAAACATGAAGGCTATCGCAAAAGTAACTGTTACGGGTGCTTAAGCCATTTGATGGACTGTACATTATGGGTGTGCGGTCCTTTTAGTTTTAGTTTGAGTAAAGAAAAGGAGATAAGTCATGCATAAAGTTATTAAACGTTTCCATGATCTACATGATCACGATAAAGTGAAAGGATATCATGAATACAATGTTGATGATGTTTATCCACGTGAGGGGTATGAAACATCCGAAGATCGTATTGCCGAGTTGTCCGGAGATAATAACGCACAAGGCACACCGTTGATTGCTGAAGTCGAAGAAGAACCGGCAGAAAATGCACAAGGCACCCCGGAAAAGAAAAACAATAAGAAGGATAAGTAATCATGGAAGTTTTGGAGCAAGTTAAAAAATTGCTTGGAACTGTCAAACGTGATGATCTGTTGAATACCGTTATTGATTTAACTGAAGCGCGCTTAAAAAATTTGCTGGGTGGTGCTGATAGTGTGCCTGAAAGGCTGCTATATGTCGTGGTTGAGGTTTCTATCATTCGTTACAATCGCATTGGCTCAGAGGGCTTTAAAAGCCATTCTGTCGAAGGGCAATCCATATCATTTCCTGATAGTGATTTTGAACAGTACTCTGATGATATTGCAAAATATCTTGCAACAAACGATCAGAATTCAGATAACAAAACGAGGGTTAAATTTATATGAGATACGACAAAGAAATCTATTTTGAAAAACTTAATCCAGGTAAGCTGAATGAAGAAACGGGTAATTATGATGATGAAGTAGTCGCTGTTTCAACACTTGATTGGGCAAGTATCATGAATACATCAGATGACACTAAACAACTTGTCTATGGCAATATTAAGCAGCAGGCTCTTACGATTCAAATACAAAATGTGTTTGTTGGGGCTTTTGATCGTATTAGGTTCAATGGTAAATATTATCGTGTTGATTCAGAGAGAACATTGGGGCTTAAACAGACGTTTATTGTATCGGAGATCCAATGACCAAAGTACGTGTTAAATTTTCCGGTCTGAATGAACTTAGAGCAACGATCAAGAAAAGCATGAATCTGTCAGATGTAAAAAACGTTGTCAGTAAGAACGGAGCTGAACTGTCTGAGAAGATGCAACGTAAAACGACGTCTGCCTTTACGAAAGGATATTCGCAGGGTAATACCGCACGATCAATCAAGCCGTATGTGGTGGATAACGGTATGACTGTCGAGGTGGAGCCGAAGATGAACTATGACCCATATGTTGAGTATGGAACACGTTTTATGGAAGCGGAGCCATTTGTAAATCCGGCATTTGAGAAGCAGGCACCCATATTTATCAAAGATATAGAGGATTTGGTTAAATAAAAGGTAGGAGGACATTATGGATCCACAGCAAGAGTTATTTATCGCTTTGAAGAAAGCAATCGAAGCCAAAGGATATGATGTGTATGATAGTGGCCTTCCGCCAGATAATACACCATATCCTTTTGTTTATATCGGAAATAGCATAATGACAGATGATCACGGTAATAAAACACAGTTGCTATGTACGGTTATTCAGACTATCCATGTTTGGCATAACAATCCAAGACAACGCGGAATGATGTCATCGATACTGTCTGAAATCAAGAAGGTATGTAGATCCTTAGAACATACAAAGACATTTGCATGGATGGTAGATGGTATAGACCAAGATGTCATACCAGACACAACGACCAATACACCATTGATGCATGGAGTGTTGGAAATCGATTTTAAAATGAAAGGAGCAATTGAAAATGCTTAAAAAGATATTTAATTTACAGCGTTTTGCAGAAGCGGTATCCGGTAAACAATATGTTTATTTGTATCGTGTGCTTGCTGATGCGGCTACTAAAGCAGGGACAAATCTTGCCTTTGTAACAGAAAACGGAAAAACAATTTCTGCTGATGCAGATAGTACCACAACAAAAGACGGTGCAATCCGTACACCGGGAACACCTGAGATTGAAATTACATCTACATCAATTTTTTCTAAAGGAGATGAGACTGTCAAGGAACTTGAAAAAGCATGTCTTAGCGGAAAGTTAATGGAAATTTGGGAAGTAGATAGATCAACTAAGACTTCTGATAATAAATGCGATGCGACGTACTATCAAGGATATCTGACATCTTTTGAAGTAACTGCGAATGCGGAAGATTTTGTTGAGATTTCTTTGACCTTCGGTATTAATGGCAAAGGTGCTACAGGCAAGGCAACTCTGAGCGCTCAGCAAGAGGCTATCGCCGATTATGTTTTCCAAGATACAAATAAGACAGGCGGATAATCGAATGTTAGGCAAGGGTAATACTCCCTTGCCTCGGTTTTTTATAAAAAGGAAAAGGAGAGGTTATGAATTTAGAACTTGAAATAAAGCATCAGGTATATACATTTCGTTTTGGTATGGGCTTTTTAGTCGACATTAACGAAACATACACAAGGGATGTTCCGGGCGCTAAGCAGGCTGATAAGATCGGCTTACAGTATCAAATTGCAGGTCTGATTGACCGCAATCCTATTTCATTACAAAGGGTACTATATACGGCGTGTATCAATGAACCTAAATTAACAATGGCAGATATTGGTGCGTATATTGAAGAGGTAGATGATATTGAAGGGCTGTTCCAAAAGGTACTCGATTTTTTATCAGAGAGCAACTGTACAAGCCACTTGACAAAGAAGATGTTGAAAGCTGTACAGGAGCAGGAAGAGGAAGAGAAGAAACGGAAAGAAGCACTCGAAAAGATTATGGATGGCGTGAAGACAGAGTAACTCCGGAGGAGTTATATGAACAAATAGCGATTAACTGCTATCGGTATTTTAATTTTGTGTCAGACGAGCAAATTCGTATGCTCACTTTTCCGGAATACGAAAGAATGATGAAAGCCTTACGATTACGTATGGTTGATGAAGAATATGCCCGTCATGAACAGGCATATTTAAACTTCTTGGCACAAGGGAAAAAGAGATCAGGACGCTACCTGAAACCAATCTACAATACGTTTAAGAAATTCTTTGACTATGAAAAATGGTTGGAAAAGGCAAATAATAAGCAATCACCTAAAACGAAATCACATAGTAAGAAATTTGAAGGTATAGGCGCATTGCTTAAGAAGGGAGAGAAGTAATGGCACAATCAAAATCTGTAAAAGCTATACTCTCTGCTGAAGATAAGGGTTTTTCAAAGGCGTTTAGCAAAGCCGACAATATGCTGGATTCATTTCAATCGAAAGTATCGAGCGGACTTGGCTTTGGCGTATTAATAGGTATTGGCCAAAAAGCATTTGAAGCAATTTCAAGCGGCATAGGCGGAATGGTCGGCGAACTTGATGATGCCTCAAAAGCATGGCAAACATTTGAAAAAAATATGCAGATTAACGGTCATGCCGAAGATGAAATAAAGGCCATTAAAAAGGAACTGCAATCATTTGCGGAAACAACCATCTACAGCTCATCTGATATGGCAAGCACTTTCGCACAATTAGATGCAGTCGGTATTGACTCTGCGCAAGATCTGGTAAAGGCATTCGGTGGTTTGGCAGCCGCTTCAAGCGAGCCAAAGCAGGCAATGAAAACACTATCCACGCAGGCAGTACAGATGGCCGCTAAGCCTAAGATAGCATGGATGGACTTTAAATTGATGCTGGAACAGACACCTGCAGGTATTGCTGCTGTTGCGAAAACAATGGGAATGTCCACGGCACAACTTGTTTCGGCGGTTCAAGACGGCAAAGTTAAGACACAAGATTTTTTTGATGCAATCAAGCAGACCGCCGGTGCCGGTACTGAGTTTGCTGAAATGGCAACACAGTATAAAACAATCGGGCAAGCGATGGACGGCTTGACGGAAACAATCAGTAATAAATTGCTACCCATCTATCAAAAACTTTCAGAAGAGGGAATCAAGAGGGTTGTTGATTTAACAGACACCCTTGCAAATTCTATTGATCGTTTGACGGCGGCATTTGATAGTGGCGGCTTGACTGGCGTACTTGGTGAATTGCTGAATATGGCCAATGAATTGCCCGGTCCAATTAAAGCACTTGGGGCAGTCGGTGGTGCAGCATTTGCGAATATGGCTGCATCAAAGGTTCTGAATCCTCAAACGTTTAGTGCTGTATCAAATGCTGCATCAGGTGCGTTTTCAGCAATGAGCGGTGGTTTTAAAGCACTTTCGTCTGGTGCAATGTCATTTGGTTCTAAAGCAATGACGGTCGCAACCAAAGGTATAACTAAATTTCAATTAATAACTGGGGCAATCAATCCAGGAAGTGTTGGCCAAAATTTTTGGTCAAGTTTTAATGGACTTACGAGTGGAGCGTCTTCTAAAATATCCGGAATAACTAATAAGATTAAAAAATCATTTATTGGTAAGATAGCGAATATAACAGGAGCAATCGGTGAAAAGATACTCAGCGTTGGTGGAAAAGTTACAAGCGGACTTGGAACCTTAATGCAAATGGGACTTAAGGCTGTTATGCCTGCTGCCATGATTGCGGCAGTCATTGCAGGCTTAGGTGTGCTGTATCATACTTACGGCAGTCAGATTAACAGCATTATCAATATGGTCATTCAAAAAGGGCCGGAGATGATTACTGGGTTTGTTAGCAGTATCACGTCACAAATTCCTCTGTTAGTAAACAGTGGGACTGTCATGATACAAAAAATACTAGAGGGCATTGCAGTATTGATGCCAAGTATTTTGACAGGTGGCGCTGAAATCATCACAACGCTTGTTGACAGTCTTGCAAAAAATGCACCTTTTTTGATTGATAGCGCAGTAGCGGTTATTAATCAGTTCGTATTAGGGCTTGCATCGGTGCTTCCGGAAATTATTGTATCTGGATTGAATTTGATTGCGGCGCTTGCACAAGGTATTGGAAATAATCTACCTGAAATTGCTGCAACCGCATTTGATGCAATATTGAAATTTGTAGATGGCATCATCGACCATCTTCCTGAAATCATTGATGCGGCATTGAAGATTATTAAATCTCTTGCAACAGGACTCATACAATCGTTTCCGACAATTGTAGAAAAAGGCGGACAGCTAATCCAAAAACTGCTCGTTGGTATTGGAAAGGCAATTCCTCTTGTCTTAACAGCATTCTTTGACTTAGGGAAAAACATTATTTCAGAAGTATCGAAGATTGATCTATGGGCCGCAGGTAAAGCTATCATCGATGGTTTCTTGAATGGACTTAAATCTGCTTTTGACAGCGTGAAAGACTTTGTCGGCGGAATCGGATCATGGATTGCCGAACATAAAGGTCCGTTAAGCTATGATAAACGATTACTGATTCCTGCAGGTCAAGCAATCATGAGTGGCTTGGACAAAGGTTTATCTACAGCGTTTAGTGCAGTCAAATCACGCGTATCAAGTATGGGAGACATGCTTGCAAGCATGATGGGTAACAGTTATGATCTTGCATTTGCAGGAGTAGGCAGAAGCATTAAGCCCTTAAATATGAATGCCGCACTTGATGAAACAGCGGAATACACCATGAATAGTACACAAACAATCATCGTACCTGTACAGATTGATGGTAAGGAATTTGCAAGAGTAACTGTGGAATACACACAAGATGCTTTGAAAGATAAAGAAGAACTTGATAAACGTCTGAGAGGTGAATAATGTATAACTTTAAAGATATAGATTCAAAGGAGAGCAGCACATTACTGCTCTCCGAATATTTAAAATATGACGGCATAATATTAGAGCAAATAATACCTGGTTATACAACGTTATCCATAGAGGGCAGAGAACTGTTTTCTCCAGAGATTATGACAAAGGAAATCACGGGGGTAGATGGTAGTCACTATTACGGAAGACGCTATCCTGCAAGAACTATAAGGGTCAAGTATCAATTGATTGCAAATACACCTGAAGAGTTTCGAGATGCTTTTAATAAATTAAATGCATGTTTATCAAAAGAAAATGTACAGGTGATATTTGGTGATGAACCGGATAAATATTTTGTTGGCTCAAAAGTTGGTAATGATAATGTTCCTGAAGGACACAAGAGTATTGTTTCCTCGTTTGAAATCTATTGTCCAGATCCATTTAAATACGCTACGACAATCAAAGAAGTTTCGGCGGTAAAAAACGTAAATGGAATCTATGAAGCAACTATTGATAATAAAGGAAATTATGAATTGCTTCCGGAGTTTGAAATCAGGCATAAAGGCGAAACAGGATATCTATCAATCGTTAGTCAGAACGGAGCGATGCAATTTGGTACTCTTGAAAAGCCAAGCGAGCATACAGAGGAAAGAGCGGTTATGCTTGCAGACTACAAGCAGGCAAGTGATATGTCTAATATGATATTGAATGATGGCTGTATAAATCTTGTGCAAAATGGTACAACCACAAGCGCAGAAGGCAAGTATTTATCACTTGATGATATAGGCACGGGGGATTGGTGGCACGGTGCAAGCCGTACTTTTACAATTGCTACACCAACAAACAATTTAACCGTTAATTCAAAGATTTGGTTTGAGACATATCTGATCAGCCAAAAGGGTATGATCCAAATTGCAATCGGTGATGAAGAAAAGAAACGGCTATGTGCAATACATCTTCAGAAATATAATCCTTCCAACAATATCGCTGATATATACATGCAGACGGATAGTGTAACGAAGCAGTTGAACTTTGAACCAAGTTACACATCTATTACGAATCAAGACAAAGGAAATATCAGTATCACTTTTAACAAAGGATATATTGATTTCTTAATTCAAGGTGAGAAATATAGCATGTATGACCCTACACTAGTTAGCAAGAAAGCCAAGTATGTAACAATTTATCTTGCACAAATAGGTGCAACGAATAACCGATCTCATGATCTTATGAGTCGGCTGTATATTAAAACCCTGCAGATCATTGATAATCGTACAAATACTTTTACAACCATACCAAATCGTTATCATGCTGGCGATGTTTGTGCTGTCTTAAATGGGAAATATTATGTCAACGGTGTTTATACGCCACAAGATGAAATATTGGGTACAAAATATTTTAAAGTTTCGCCAGGACAGTCCAAGATACAGTTTGGTGATTCATTGTGGTCAAATAGTGATATGGAGATCACGGTTAGATATAGAGAAAGGTGGTTATAAATATGCGCATAGCAATATTAAACCCATTTGATAGAGTTGTAGCGCATATCGATAACGACGTTCCGGAAGCATTACATTATTATGATGATACTTTGCATACATATCTTGCTGGTTCTCAATATACATTTGAATTTAAGATATATGCGGATATGGCTGACAGCAAATATATCGTTGCTGGAAATAAACTTGGATTTAAATACAAGGATAAAGAATATTATCTAAACATCGTATCCGTAGATGGAGATAACAGAGAATTAAATGTTGTGGCCTATGGTTTGTCTCTGCAGTTATCTGGCAATACAATTTCTGAATACAAAGCGGATAAATCATATTCATTTAAAGAGTATCTCGCCAAATTCGATAGTGATAACGTCGTTAAGTTAGGAATCAATGAAATCAGTGACCGGAGTCGAAAACTTGATTGGGATGGAGAAAGTACATTGCTTGCAAGACTGTTTTCTCTTGCCACTAAATTTGATGCTGAGATTGAATTCATTACTAATCTCAATGATGATTATTCTTTGAAAGAGATAACACTTAACGTGTATCGGAAACACAGCGATACTGTACAAGGAATCGGGACAGATCATAGTGCAATCGTGCTTAGAGATTTGTTCACTATTAATCGCACGGTCGATATTAAAGACTTATATACGGCCATATTCCCAACCGGAAAAGACGGATTGAATCTTATAGGTATGGCTAAAAAAACTGAAAAGGATGGTGCAGGAAACACGTTTATAAAGCCTACGGGCAGTAACATCATTTACGCACAGACGGCAATGAACAGTTTTCCGAACCATCTTAAGAGTATGCATGCAAAGTATATCGTTAAAAGTTGGAGTACAGATTATGCAACAGTTGAGGCACTGTATGGCAATGCATTAGCCGAACTAAAAAAGAATTGTACGCCAAAGGTAAGTTATACGATTGATGGATATGTTGACGGTGAAATCGGCGATACCTACACGATTGAAGATAAAGGATTTAACAGCGTGCAGTATATTCGTGCTCGTATCATTGAGCAGCAAATCTGTACGACTGATGTACGCAACAGTAAAACCGTATTCGATAACTTTACTGAAATAAGCGCGAAAATCAGTAATGACGTTTTAAAACAAGTACAGGCTCTCATTGATGCTAATAAAAATATAGCAATACTGGTGTCGTCATCGAACGGCACCATTTTTAACGAGTCTGATGAAAATAAAAAAACCACTCTGACAGCAAGGTTACTTGATGGACAGACTGATGTTACTGATAAATACCGCATCATGATTTATCGAGATGGTACGTACGTCAAAGATGGCCCAAATATCGAATTAATGGTATCCGGTAAAACAATCATACGTTTTGATGCAATTGGTGTAAATGAAGTGGTTGTTGGGTCTTATGAACTAACAATTGGTTTTACAAAAAACGGTAAGGACGCCGTACAGTTAAAAATCATCTCAACTACACAAAAATATCAATTAAGCGATGATGGTAATAATACACCTGCAGGAGAATGGATGGATACAAAACCAACTTTCTCGAAAGAGTATATCTGGACTATGGTGACGCATACCTATTCAGATGTCAGCACTACATCGTTTTACTTAGTTGAAAAAAGACCACGCAGAATGTATCAAAGTACGCAATACTATTTATCGACATCTGCAGAGAATGTCGAGAATGGTGAATGGTCTGATACAGAGCCGGACATGGTAATCGGAAAATATATGTGGAGTCGTCACAAACTTTCCTATTCTGACGGTTCAGTCGAATATAGCACTGAATGGCGTAACGATCAGATCAATAAAATGTTTACGACCATTCAAACTCTATCGACAAATATTTCAGATACTGACGGAAAAATCAATCTTGTAGTTCAGAATGCACAGACATTGATTGATAACCGGATAGCAGATGAAACGCAACGTATCAAAAACGAATATGTGACAAAGACAGACTTTGAAGTTGCTAATGGAAACGTTGCTACAAGATTCACTGATATCGAAAATGGCGTAGAGAAGATCACAAGTCTGATTGAGAATACACCGGATGGGACGCGCTGGAAAAACATTGCGCATGGTGATACAGAAACTTTGATGGCCGCTGACGGTCAACATATCTTTGTGGCTGGAAAAGAAGTTGCATCATTTACGGCCAATGCTGCGACCATGCAAGCATTAAAGGTAACGGGTGATGTTCAGATGGGCGCACATTTGATACAACGTGGCCAACATAAGGAAATAACAACAGGCAAGATGGTAGCAAGTACCGATTGGTACTGGATCGGGGGTGAATAGTCATGGCTTATACAGGTGATTTGCAGGTCATACCTCCAACTGGCAGAGGTAGAATGAATCTACATGTGGAGTGGTATGAAGATAGTGCTAATGCAACAAATAACACTTCAGTAATCCATATGAGTGGCTATATCTATAACCCTGATAGGGCAACGCTGTTTGATACTTATGGTAATGGTCACGGTGTTATCAGGCTATACTGGCACGATAATAGACAAGGCGAAGTGTACCTCAGTGCAGATACAGTGGTAACAAGTCTTGCTGGATACCAGACTATAAATGTATCAGGTAGCATTACTATCACACACAACGGTGATGGTTCATTGCTGGGGTATGGTGGTATTGAGTGGGTCAAAGAATCATCTTTGAACTGGATGCCTGAAACGTGCTTTGTCAATACAGGAGGGTATGTCGCGTTAACGACGATTCCACGTGCAAGTGAAGTTACAGGAATAACCTTTGGAAACAACTGGGACGACGCGATTAGAGTGACATATAATCGCAAGAGCGGTTCTTTTAGGGAGAAGTTGGCTATCAAAATCGATGGTGGTAAAACTCTAAAAACGATACAGGGATATGAAAGTGGTGCGAGTGTTACATTTAGTGAATCGGAGAAGAACATTGTACGTGAGTTTGTTAATACGCATGGTACATTGACTTATAACGTAGTGCTTGAAACCTATACAAGCGATTATGCAACGAAGATAGGCACGTCAAATACATATTCGCATTCGTACAATTTTATTTCTGCTCCGGACGTGCAGGTGACCGTAACGGAAGTGGGAATCACCGGCAGGAATGTTGGCGCACTTGAAACGGTAGCAATTATTGGTAAAAAGAAGATCAGTGTTACAGTTACACCGAAAAACTGGACGGACATCAAGGCAGTCAAAGCATACGTTGGGGGCAGAAGCACAACCATTACAGTTACTAAACAGTCAAGCGGGGTATACACTGGGGAAGCGACCATTACAAATCTGACGAATGCGGATTATATGGTATTAGCAACTGATAGCAGAAATACTGATGGCAAGTGGGAAGCAAAAGGTACTTTTAAAGCGTACTCACCACCAAACATATTGAACGTAGTTGTACAGAGAACCACACAGACGTCCAGTAATGCGACATTGGCAGCGGATGGTATCTACTATAATGGCACGATCGGGAATACGACCAATGCGATTACAATCGCTATCAGCGGAGCAGCTACAGGTGATGCAACACCAGCATATAACGGCAACAAATGGAATACGTCAAAAGCAATCAATGGTGCTGATCCAAAAAATGCATACAAGTATGCAGTTACTGTTACAGATGTATTTGGGCAGAAAATAACTGTTGAGTACTCATTGGGTGCGAGTAAACCTGTCATGTCTGTGTTAGAAAAAGAAGTGTGTATTAACGGATCTATTGTCGCTGATGATTACTACTTCAAAACAAAGCGTTTGATAGATTTTTTCTATCCAGTCGGTGCGATTCTGATGAATGAAAATAAGGATTACGACCCTAACAAGCTATTAGGTGGAACGTGGGAGAAGATAAACGATAGATTTTTAATTGGAGCGAGTGAAGATACGCCTATTAAATCACAGGGCGGTAGTGCTACCCACGCACATGGTCAAAGAGATGGGCGTAACGGGAACTTGGCATCCGCGATCGGTGCGGTGAATAACAACCCTGGCACTATAGGTTATAAAGCGGTGAATGATACATATATCGGAGCTTTAGGTGGTGCGACATATGTTGTTGCTAGTTCTAACATAAGTTTTAGTTCATGGAATCACTTCACGGCGGTTGTTGGCCAAACAGCCGAAGCAAGTACATTACCACCATACTACGCCATAAATATATGGCGTAGAGTTTCATAAGAAAGTGAGATAAGAAAATGGAAATTAAATTAAAAGATGGTAGAAATTTCAAAATTAATTCATATCAAAAAGATAGTTTTGAAATGATAATCCCCTTCAATAAAGTCTACGATACAGCAGTTATCATGAGTAAAAACAACGTTTCTAATGCTAAAATTATTGATTCTAGCACAGGCAAAGAAAATGTTTTATATCAATTCGAAACGGTAAAGATGTTGGGTTTTGAAACTAAGATGGTTGACGATAATGATGTATCTATTAGGTTCACATTTGAAGAAATCCCAGCAACAGAAATGGAGTTAGCACAATTGCGAGCTAAGATGGAATTACAACGAAATGTGTTTTTGATTGGTATGAATCACGCAAGTCCAGAAGATGTAATACGCCTGTGTGACGAATTAGATGGATGGCGCGAAAACAAATACCCATATAAGAAGGGCGAAAGGTTTAAACATAACGGTAAGCCATATGAGGTTCTTATTGATTTAGTTTCAGACCCTAGTCAAACGCCAGAAAAGTTTAAAGCTTTGTATAAAGAAATTACAAAGGAAAACAAACCTGTTTACCCAGAATGGAAACCAGGAATGACAGGCCAAAAGGGTGAACGTTATATTTATGGCGGAGACATCTGGGAATGCACTTGGGATAACAACTCAAGAAACCCAGGCGGTTTAGGCTGGAAGAAAATATAAATATTGCTATTAAGGCGCTCGAAAGAGTGCCTTTTTAGATAGAAAAGAGGAAAAAGAAAATGATTGAAAAAGCAAAAGAATTAGCATCAAGAGCAATGACAGAAGTAAATAGTGTTGAAGTTAAACCTGAAGATTGCTATATCGTATGGTTCACTAAAACATTACAAAACTGGAAAGCACTGGTTAGCACTAACGCTTTAAAGTCTGCAAATGGACAGGCGGACTACTGCGAGGTAACTCACAATGGAGACAAGAATGAAACCTACGTAGATGTATATACAAAAACGAAAAACATTAAATATGGTGTAGAAGGAGAACAATAAAATGAATGGTTTATCACAAGTTATTATTTTAGCAATCATGGTTGAAGCAATTGTGGAGAATCTTAAATGTGCTTACACAGACTCACTTCAACCAAGTGTTATTGGTTCGCTAGTAATCTCAATTTCTGTGTGCGTGCTTACAGGAGTTGACGTATTTGAAATTATTGGACTACCGATTAAAGTTGCTTTTGTGGGTTCTATCTTTACAGGTGTTATTGCCGCACGCGGGGCCAATTTCGTAAATGATTTATTTACTAGACTAAACGGTCCAAAGAAGGAGGCATAAGAATGTTGAGAGTAGTTGACGTAGCATCTCACCAGGCCGGTATTGTTACTGGGGCATTGGATTGCGATGCTGTTATTTGTAAGGCAACAGAGGGGACTGGATATGTAAATCCTTACTGTGACGAACATTATCAGTCTGCTAAAGCGGCAGGAAAACTACTTGGAGTATATCACTACGCCTCCGGTGGTAATCCTGAAGCAGAAGCAGAATTCTTCATTAATAATGTGCAAGGATATTTGCATGAAGCTATCTTAGTATTGGACTGGGAATCAGGTGATAATGCCGCTTGGGGTGATTCTAGTTGGGTTGCTCGATTCTGTGCACATATTGTGGCTTTAACTGGTATCAATCCAATGATTTATGTACAGCGTTCTGCGGCTAGTCAATGTGTTGGTCTTGGTGATTATGGGATTTGGTTGGCTGAATATCCTGATTACGCCCCACGAGGTTGGGATGCATATTATCCACCAAATTATTCTGGTGATTACGTTATGCATCAGTTCACATCATCTGGCAATATTGCTGGATACGGTGGCCCACTAGACTTAAGTTTATTCTTTGGGGATGCAACTGCTTGGGGATTATATGCTGGGTCTAATTCGCCTACAAACGTTATTCTATCTGTACAGCCAGAACAGCCAGCACCTGAAATCCGTCAAAATGGAAGTCCTGAGGGATCTACATTAGACCTGCTATATCGTACAATGAATAATGAATTTGGCACTGGTGATACTCGCAAGTCCAATCTTGGTGATCGTTACGATGAAATCCAGAATATCATTGAGCATATTGCAGAAGCTGATACAGATACTCTAGTAGCAGATGTATGGGCTGATAAATACGGTGGTGATGACGTTCGTAGAACTATTCTTGGAAGCAGATATCAAGAGGTTCAAGACGCTATTGATGGAGCAAATCAAGCAGTATATCACTTTGTTAATCCTGGTGATAATATTTCCTACCTTGCTCAATGGTATGGAACGACTGTGGGCGATATTCTTAGTTTAAACCCACAGATTGACAACCCTAATCGTATTTATCCTGGGGATAAGATTAGAATTAAGTAGATTAGGAGCCAAAAAATATGTCGATTAGAGATTTGATAACGTTGTTGGAGTTTAAGGATGGTGTAAGCGCCATCCTTTCAATCCTTTTTGTTTTTTCTATTGTGGTGCAGGTTGCTCCGATTAGAATCAATCCGTGGGATAAGCTACTAAAGTGGGCAGGTGATCGCATCAATCACAATGTTAATCAAAAGATAGATACGCTAGATAAAAAACTAGATGAACACATTGCGACTGATACCGCTCGTCGAGTTGACGATATTCGTAATACAATACTTGTATTTGCGAATGAGTGTTCTCGTGGAATTGTTCACTCGAAAGAACAATTTCGATTTATCGTTTCTAAGTGTGACTCGTATGAGCAGTATGTGGAGGAGAATCATTTGAAGAATGGTGTAATAACTGAAGCAACGCGTTTAATTAAAGATACCTATCAATCAAGATTGAAACACGATGATTTTCTAAAATAG